TTCCAGATGTGCAGCCAATCGCCGTAGTGCTTGTCAATCTTCTGACCACCGATCTCAATCTCAACGTAGTCAATCAGGTTGTGGCCGATCCAGTTCAACCAGCGGAACTGAGCACCCGAGCCATCGGATGGCTGAAGAGCCACCTGAGGCAGAGTAGCCTGCAGATACATGCGATGAATCAAATCACCATTGCGCTGAATGGTGCAAGTCACCTTCTTGCCAAAGTTAGGAGCACCGTTGAATGGGTTCTCAATGGACTCCATGGCGAAGTTCGTGTGACGACGGTAGACAACTTTAAAAACATGTGTACCCTCCCTTTCGGGATATTTAGAAGACCGTTAACTTCTAGGGATTGGACTATAACTTAAGCTATCCATTTACACATCGTGTAAATTTCAAACCCATTACCATTTAGTCTCTGAACTGCATTCATGCAACTTTAGATATTCATATGCTTTATTTTGTTTTTCTTTGTCGGACAACTGTTTCGATGTAAAGTATTTTGTAGGAAGTGTTGGATGATTAATAATTGCATACCCTGAACCTTGATATTGAGATGGTCGTTCTTTTACATAGACCATATACATTGGTAGATTAATATGTGTTTTTTTGTGTGACACAGATAAAGCAAGTTTATGGTTTTCTGTAAGTGATTTACCAAAGAAATGATGACGACTACCGCTTTTTGATTCAGATATAGCGAGTTTAGTTAACTCGGATCGCGGTTTACCATAATTGGGATTTTTCTCACCCAGTTTCGCTTCTCTCATTCTTTGTTTTGATGCTTCACTGTGTTTTCCTGTGTTACCACCTGCTCTTATATTATATCCAAATGGCTCTAAAGTATTATATAATGAAATGAATTTAATCTCATATTCATCCAATTTCTCGTTATCAATCATTAATAATATTTCAAATTTCATACTTTCTCTACCATACTTCCTAATCGCGTTTTCTAGTAATATACAACCTCCTAAACATTTACAATGTTCGTTAAATCTTTTTTCAAAGTATCGTTCTGTTTGTCCGATATATCGTTTTCCAGATGGAGATGTAATACAATAGATATACCCCATTATTACATAATTAGCATATGTTTATCTTAAGTTGTTTAGAACTTGGCTGCGGATTGCCCATTTCAATCCTTTGATTGTATTCATAACATTGTTACCATACCCAAGTTATGTTCTTGGCCATAATGTCTTTTCAAACACTATTTGGTAGTTATGACTTTAGGGTTTTCCCGCAATTTGATAATGTCGCAATTTGTATTACAAATTACTAGCATCTGTGGATGGTTTGATGTATAAAACCATGTGGATCCACTAACGGACTTTATAAGATGAGTATACCACTTTTCATCTACCGGATGCTTTTCAACCCCTTTTAATTTGTTGAGGTAATTTGTGGGTTACCAGTAAGGTAAACATCCTGTGCGCCATAGGCGACTAGCTGCATTAATCCGCCTCCGGTCATATATCCGCTTTATACTCTGTTACTAGAAAAAAATTCTGCCAAATACACATGATCTAAAATCGCCGGGACGGCATACGAATCCAAAATCTGTTTCCTCTTTTCACTATATACCATTGAAAATAATTACAATTTACATCCATCATCATACGATCACTGATCACGCGATCATAAAGACAGCCTCTCCATGAATTCCGGGATATAAAATTGAATTGTCTTACTGATATTGTGATCATGTAAACATAAGAGATATTCATTCAATGTCGGACAATAAGCCAAAATATGTTAGAAAGAAGTGTATTCATGACAAATATTCCTATTACTGTAAGGAGTGTGGAGGGGCAGGAATCTGTATTCATGAAAAAGTTCGTAGTATTTGTAAGGACTGTAAAGGGTCAGCAATATGCGAACATAATCATATAAAAAGGCATTGTATGGAATGTGGTGGATCAGGAATTTGCGAACACAAAAAACGACGATATCGCTGCAAAGACTGTAAGGGTGGATCTATTTGTCCTCATAATAAATTAAAAAGCAGATGTTTAAAATGTGGCGGTCATGAAATATGCGAACATCAAAAACGAAAAGAATATTGTATAGAATGCTCAGGAGATCAAATCTGCGAACATCATCTTCGTCGCAGTCGGTGTGTAGACTGCGGTGGATCAGAAATATGTGAACATAAGCAAAACAAATTCCATTGTATTCAATGTGACGGAAAATATGTATGTATTCATAAAAAATTACAGTATCAATGCGTGGATTGTGGTGGATCTAAAATCTGCCCACACCAACTTAGAAAATCAACATGTATCATCTGTACACCCGAAAGAGCCTGTCATCACTGTAAATCCATCTACGTGAATACATATTCTCGTTGGAATCCATACTGTTTTCGGTGTTATTGTGTGTTACATCCAGAAGAGGAAATACCACATAAATTTAAATTGAAAGAGCATTATGTCCGCGATGCCTTGAAAGAATATTATAAAGAAACGATTACTATGGTGTTTGATCGGAAAATAGAAAACGGTTGTTCCAGACGCAGACCCGACGTGTGCATTGATTTTGGATCACACTGTCTCATGATTGAAATTGACGAGAATCGTCATGTCAGTTACACATGTGAAGAAAAGCGTATGGTAGAATTGTATGAAGACATCGGATTCCGTAAAATTGTATTCATTCGGTTTAATCCAGATGGATATACGATTGACTCTACTATGTATCCATCCCCTTTCAAGTATACAAAATCAGGCGTTCTACAGATAGATACCCACGAAATGGATCGTAGAATCGCAGAATTGATTATTAACATAAACCGTTTTACAGAGTCTGAACCATTAGAACAACTCACGGTAGAACACTTATTCTATGGGGATTAATTCTACGAAGCCCCATTTCACCACGACAGGCATTTAAATAGACAGCGCACCTCCTAGCGTATGAGCGATAGTGCTTTTTTCAAGGTCAAGACATCCAAGCGTAGCAATCCAGAAGCACGAACGACCTTGGATGCCATTCATCAGCAAAAGGTTCAGACGATGTTGGATGATCAAAAACAGATCCATCAATACAGAGAGGAGCTCAAGACCTTGGAAAAACGGGTCACAGAAATAACTTCGGATATGGAACGATGGCGATTGGAACGGGATGCCGATCATCTCAAAAAGAAGATTAAAGCCATTGAAGATGGAAGTGAATTGATGGATTATTATTTGCGAACAGGCGATATTCTGTATCAATACTATGATGTTCAAGATCAAATCCAACAAGGGATGACCACCACACGTGCCAATAAGGCAAAACCTGGCTCTATTTTGGCCTTATTGGAGGAAGTTGCGCAGAAAGAAGAAACCTCTACAGGAATGACATTAGAGGCATCCTATTCAGATAAGGATAAAGCGTCAAAAGAGAGTGTTCCCAAAGTGGATGGAGGACTACAGCGAAATCAACTTCTCAATGAATATTTACAGATTGAAGATCCATCCATGGTTCGTTCCACATCCGATATTTACGACGATCCATGGACCATCTGTAGCAAATGTAATAGTGAAATGATTATGTGTCTCAATGAAGCAAATTTGACCTGTTCCAAATGTGGGTTCCAAGAGTTTATTTTAGTGGATTCCGATAAACCTTCCTACAAGGATCCACCGCGTGAAGTATCTTATTATGCCTATAAAAAGATCAATCATTTTAATGAGTGGCTCGCGCAGTTTCAAGCCAAAGAAAGCACAGAGATTCCACAGGAGATTTATGATGATATTTTGATCCAGCTCAAAAAAGAGCGAATTACCAATATGTCCGCGCTAAAACCCACCAAGTTGAGAGAGATTCTCAGAAAGATGAAATGCTCCAAATATTATGAACATATTCCCCATATTATCAATCGTCTCAATGGCCAGAATGCCCCCTTCATGTCCCGCGAGGATGAAGAGAAGCTTCGTCATATGTTTCGTGAGATTCAACCCTCTTTCAAGAAACATTGTCCAAAGGGGCGACGCAACTTTCTGTCTTATGGTTATGTTCTTTATAAATTCTGTGAACTACTGGAAATGGACGAGTATCTTGCCTGTTTTCCTCTGCTAAAGAACAGAGACAAACTGTATTTACAGGATAAGACGTGGGAACTGATCTGTAAAGACATGGGATGGCAATACATTAGCACGACACTTTAGATAAATTTCTTTTCTTGGATCAAACAAAACATGGCGATTCCTTTTTCCTCTGAAGTGCTCTATGCGTTTCTGATGAAGCAGTTAGGTGTGATGATGACGAGTCAGGTACAGCGTATGCTAACGTATTATCCTGCTCCAAAAAGCCCCTCTCTTCCGACAGAGCCGGATGATGAACGTGAAGTGGATCTTCTCCAGATGGATCGTCTATTGAAATGGATGGAACTCGTATTTGATGATTCCTTTACACCCTCACAGGGTTCTGTATCCGACACCCATCGTGCTTATAAACAGGAATTATTTAATATATACCGCACCATCTGTTCCGATTATCAACAGTATCGTAACTGGAAACAATATAATCAGAGCATATGGTTATTTTCATCTTATCGCAAACGGGATACGAAGTCACTTGCTAGAAAGTTATTAAGCGATGTTCGTTTGTTCAAAGAGGGGCTTCAATTGTATTTTATGATGGATCAAACAAAGAGAGACGGCTCTTAATGATTTCGTCGGGTCTTTCTCTTGGTTCTCCTGTTTCTCTGTCTACCACAGGTTCTCCGTTTACCACAGGTTCTTCGTTTACGACGGGTCTGTTTTGCTTTTCTCCGACCTCCTTCCATGGGTTGGGCACTCAATTGTTGAGAGAGAATACCATCACGAAATTTGGTAGGACGAAAAATGACACCTGAACGAATATCTAGTACACTTGTCCAAGGGAGCCAAATCTCATTCCATGACTCTATCTCAAATAAATCCGTATGGAATTCTACACCTCCAAAGGCACCTCCCACATTGGACCATAAATCCGACCACAGACACATGCCTGCACCATAGTCTTTTTGTGCTTGAATGGATGGAAAATAATTTTGAAAGAGTGCTGGGAACTTGGCTTTCGCGTCTTTTACAATGGTTTTTACACTGACCCTCTTTTTGGAAGATAACTTTTCTTCAAGGAATACACGGAATTCCTCACTTTTAGAGAGAAGTTCTTCAATCACCACACTCTTTCCTTTTAGTCGGTATTGATCAAGAGATTGTTCAATCACAAAAGTCGTTCCAACATAGGATTCTTTCTTATTAAAAAATGCCCTCATAAATTCATCCAGATTTGCTTTGGATAGTTCCAGGATCGTATGAGGTGATGCGGCCTTGATGTCTCTTGTAAACGCCTCTTCAGGAACGGTAAATTCATACCGATATGTAGTATTTTCCGTTGAACGCCCCGATTTTTTCTCTTCATCTTTGTTGATATAGTTTTTCCAATCCTGTCCATACGCATACCAAAACCCCATCGGCTTGCCTGTTTGACGCAGCAACGCAAACTGAGAATGCATATAGTTCTGTAACTGCGTCAGTGGCTGTTTTGAATAATGAATAAGCGTTCGTTCGGATAAACTGGCCATCTCTCTACGTAGTTGAGTGATTTTATTATACATTCGCCCATCAAAAACAAATCGTATCATGCCGTTTGACTTTGGTCTCGAAGAGCATCGAATTCTTATCGAGTTAGATGGGATTCAACATTTTGAACAGGTGTCTAATTGGGAAGATCCTGAGAATGTTCAATTCAAAGATGTAGAAAAGATCCATTATTCTATTACAAATGGTTATTCGGTCATTCATATCTTTCAAGTAGAAGTATGGAATGACCGATATGATTGGAAGACTGTCCTGAAAGAACAAATTCAGCGGTTGATAGAAAAGAAAGAGGCTTGTTGTGTATTTATTAGTCAAAAACCGATGTATGATAGACATATTTCACAACTGTCCATTCATATTCCATATGAAGTGGTAAATGTCTCTGTAGAATAATGAATATTATAAGAAGATAGATTGAATATTCTTAGAATACTGTGAAGTGTGGGATGAAAAATATTTTTGAATATTTTTTGAAAGTTAATTTCTAACGACGTCGTTAGAAAAATTATGCTGGAAATCCAACGAGACGAAAGCCGAGTCCGAGTCCTGCGCCTTGTCTGCTAGTAACACCCATTGATGGTGAGACAGCATCCAAGATGGCGAATACAACGGCGGCGAGGACGCCCAGGGTGGCAACCTCGTTCAGAGGCAGACTGTGCTTGGGGATAAAAATAGCGGCGGCGGCAACGACCAGACCCTCAATCAGATACTTGATCACGCGGTTGACGATTTCAGCAAATCCGTAGCTCATCATTCTTCTATATTCCTTCTCAAGAAAAAAACTCATTCCACGTGTCATTGAGTTTAAAGATGTTTTATCACTCCCTCTCCAGCACGATATGAGCAGTGATCCAAAACCAAATACCGTAGTAGAGGATTTCTTGGACGAGGATACCGAGATTCCAGGCCAGCGATTTGTTCTACTGAGTTTCCTGAGTCCGGAGAAAGTTTTGGACAAAAAAGAGGTATTTTTCTTTCAGAAGTTCTTGGAATCCTATGAGGTAGAGTGGAAGGTAAAGAACTTGGAGAAGTATTTGGTGGATGTAGTGGGAGGTATTAATGGTCAATTGGACGAGCGAGTGAAGGAGTTGGAAAAGGCAGAGCAATTTGATGCTGCGGAGATTTGTCGCAAGAATCGTCTGTCATTGGAGAATGTCTTGTCGGGTTATCAGGCATTTGTTCAGAAGAATCGTGCGGATATCCAGAAGACCAAGATTGTAGAAGCATATGATGATTTTCTGTATGCGCAAAAGTCCAAATTGGAGGAGGAGTTCTATGCCGCAAATGAGTTCCGCACGAGTATTCGTGGTCTGAAAGTTCGCGGTGTCTTTGGAAATGTGAAAGAGGCTGAAATTAAGGCGAAGAAGCTCCAAAACAAGGACAAATATCATAATATCTTTATGGCTGAGGTCGGTAAATGGACTCCTTGGGACCCCAATCCTCATGAAATTAAGGAGCAGGAATACAACAATGATCAATTGAATACGTTGATGAAGAAATATCGCGAGAACGAGGATTCTCGTGAGCAATTCTTTGAGCAGCGGACTAAGTCATCCAAGCAAGTCTTTGGTGCAAATACGTCTTCTCAGGGATCGAGTGTCTCCGATACGTATGGTGGCATGTTTGGTTCTTCGGGTGATTTGGCGCTACAGCGCAAATTGGAGAAACCATCCGTTACCATTGAAAAGGTAGAGGAAGATTCCAAGGAGGATTCTAAGGAGCAATAAATGATGCTCGTTTAACTGATAAAATAAAAATCACATACGCTATCATGGAGAATTATCAATTCATCATAAGAGGGTATGAAAATGATCGGTTAGGGATTGGTAATATATTGAAATGTTTGATTACGACACTTAGTATTAATGATGATGTGAAAATCGTATGTGCTCCCGATTACATGTATGGTAATTATGATACTATTCTGGAGGAACGTCATATTTATCAGTCAAATCAGGTTACAGCGAAAGAGGTTGTCCCTGTCTATACCTGTCGTTTCATGTTATTGTATTATGAAGAGGCAGTACAGAACGATCTCCCAAATGAAGAACTAACGATTGATCCTATCCATCCCACTCTGTTTCACTGGTATTTCTCTAAATCAAAACGCATTGATTGGTATTATGATCCCTCCCTTGTTCACCCTAGTATCCGTCAACGGATCTTTGAATCCATTGATAAAATAAAATGGAAACCGATTGTCGCGGAAACAGTCTCTGTCTGGCATTCGGCCTTTTCTGCTTCTGTCGCACTCGGTCTTTCTATACGGACATGGACCGCATCCCATGAAATTAATGTGGCTCGTCCGTATTCTCCAGAGGTCTATTACACCATGATCCAGCGCGTTATAGAGGAACACCCCGAGATACAGACATTTGTTCTGTCTATTGACCAACCCAAACACCTCCCCGAATATGTAGAGTATTTGAGTAAGCATTATCCATCTCGTTCATTGGTGATTTTATCCCATTTGCCGCATTTAAATCCAATTCAGTATGCGGTTTCAAAGGCATTTACGCTATCAAAGTGTGCGTATTTTATTGGGAATCGTATTAGTACTTTCTCCGAGTTGGTCTATTGGTTTGGTCGTTGTCAACCAGTGGTCTATCCCGTTTTTTAACCCCTCTTTGTAGATTACGTCATGTCATCGGTTGGATTTTATACGGTTAAAATCACATCCATTTTCCTCATTTCCATTCTGTATTTCTTAGTGGGATCGGTTCTGTCTATTCTTTTGAATGAGATGATTCCATCTGAATCCTTGGAAGAGATACATACATGGAAATTAGTGGGCTTAATGGGTATTATTTTTGGATCCATAGGTGTTGTATTCTATGTAGTGCGTATTATGATTAAACGTATGCCATTCTTCTTGGATGGTTATTATGGCTTCAAATACTCTATTTTGCGCGAGGCAGCCGGTGGAATCATTGTCGGATACACCATGTATGCGTTTCTGGATAAATTAAAAGCCCTCATGGATGAACTTGCGAAACGGATGCTCTATGAAAAGACAGAACTCTTGCGTGCGACCGTTCGTATCTAATCCATTGTCATTGTGAATGATAGGATCATTATATTGATCATAGAATGATCCGATCATGATTTCTTTAAAGACAAAAAGTGTGATGGGATTATGCGAAATATCCCTCAGTGGGTACAGATCCGCCTACGTATTTGGAAACACATGACTGTGTCGGGCCATCACAGAAGGTGCCTTCGGGGCAAGGTTGGTCGCTTCCATTGGGTGAACGGCAAATGTAATCCGTATTGGGATCCGGTCTCCAAACAGGAAGAGAGGCAGTGGACCCTTGAGAGGGCGTGGAGGAAACGCGGTCATCGTGCTGGACAGAGGCTCCATGAAGGTCTTGAAATCCGGATATGACATAATGAGGTTCAATCATGGTCAAATAGCGAATCAAAAGAGGCAATGCGGCTACGACCAGTACGAGTAGGAAAAACATGGTTCCGAGGCTGAATGCTTTGTTTCTCATTCTTTGTCGTTCTATTCTGTTCTATCTTTTTTTAAAATCGTTTGTTGACATTAATGGCTGGGCCACGCAGACGCATATTTGCGCGGGGATCATATTGATCTCCATCGTCTTCCTCTTTATGACGAGACATGAGTTCAGACTGTCTCCAGAGATCGGGTGATCCAATTCGGAAATCTCCATGAATATCCGCCTTATACCAGAAAATCATCTCTTCCAATTTATTGCTCTGTGTCGCATTATTAATGACCAAGCATTCATAATTCTGTGTACATTGATCCATCATTTGACAGAAGAATTCAAAGGATGGAAAAGCGGCTCCATAGTTGTCAAACAGACGGCGACGGTTAGTCAAATAGGGCTCTCTCAAAATAAAAGTATAATCTACATTTGTTCTCAGAGCGGGTTGAATACCGAGTGGAAACTGCATGGTAATAATGAAGAACACTTTCAAGTGACGACCGTTCATGAACAAATACAGAATATTCTTATCACGAGTCCATGAGTCATCATACATACAGTCGTCCAAAATCATAAAAGCACGTGGATCAATGTTGGAGCGAATACCCTTTTCACGTTCTTGTTCTAGGCGATGGGCCACTAGTTTCTGGCGTTTTACAAAGTTCGCCAAAATAATAGGATTATACTCACCATGGATAAACATGGGTGGAACAATCTTTTTAAAGAAACCATTGGACTCTTCTGTTCCTGAAATGACACATCCCATAGGGATATCTTGATGATAATACAGTAAATCCTTTACCAGAGTGGATTTACCTGTACGACGACGACCAATAAAAATCACCACCGCATCTTGAGGAATTGCCTTCATGGAAAACTTCCGGAGATTGACATTGACACCACCTTGACCTGACATCGTTATACCTACTTCTCCCGACGTTTTGGAGTGCGCTATGGAGACACATCCCTAAGTCTGATCCTCAAAGAGATGAAACCTTTATGGAAGTCTATTGTACGAGAAAAATGCCGTTATCGTCCCATCGATGAAGACGAGCGTTCACAATTATCTCATTACTCTCATTTACAACGTTATTTTCCCGCTCTAGAGCATTTTCATAAAGAGCGGATCAATGAACCGCTTTCTCAGTTAGAATTACCTTCCCACTATACCGTTCAACAATGGATCTCTTCTGATCCAACCGATCCTCGTAAGCGATCTTGGGAGATTCTCCGAGCGTCTGCGGATGGTGAAGTAACACTCTGTCGTGCTTTCATGAAGGTTGTCCATCTCATTCATCCGATTGATCGTATTCGTGAAAAATATACCTCGGTCGCCCATCCACTTTTACCGTCCTCTTCTACATGGATGAAAACCGTAGATAAAATACACCGACCTTACAATCAGGCATATGTAGATAATGTGGCCAATTTCATACTAAGTCGTGTCCGTGAAAAAAACCTATTACCACACGGTGTATTTTATTATGGATCTTACACAGGTATTAGCTCCTCCTATTCGTATAACCTAACAGGCGAATATGAAACCTATCGCAATCATTCGTGGTTTTGGAGAGCATTAAAGGATTATCATTCACGTATTACTCTCGTCTATCGTGATCCAAGTATGAAAGATCAGACGTGCTTCAAAAATATATATCAAGATCTGATCCATCCACCCAGTCATTTTCTGGAAGAATGCTCGGAATCCTCCTACTCTTCTCGCTCTTCTTCCTCTTCTCGCTCTTCTTCCTCTTCTCGTTCCTCCCTCTCCTCTCCTCGCTCTTCCCATTCATCCGTCTCCGACAAAAAAGATGATCTAATTGATTCAACGGATCTCGTAGAGTTAGATGATTTATCCTTAACGGCGGATGTTACTCTAGACGGGGATTCTGAATTAAAAGTGGTAGAGGATTTGGATCTTCCTGAGATGGATTCCATTGTGGAGGTATTTGAGAGAAAGGAAGATACGGATGACGAATCCATGTCGGAATCGGATGACTCACGGTCTTCTTATCTTTCGTGGACCGATTCATTTGATATTACGTTACAGGTCCCAGATGTGCCTGTCTCCATTATTGTTCAAGAGAAGCAAGAGGGTGTAATGGATGAATTATTGGAAAGGGAGGAATTGGATGGACATTCGGTGGGATCGGCTGAATGGGAAAAACGATGGATTGCCTGGCTCTTTCAAGTTACAGCCATTCTAACCTTTTTACAGCACTCTTTATCGTTCGTTCATAATGATTTACATACGAACAATATTGTATGGCGAAAGACAGACCAACCCTTTCTGTATTATCGTTTAAAGGGAAAAACAGTATGGAGAGTTCCTACCTATGGGAAAATCTTTAGTTTAATTGATTTTGGACGTTCTACCTTTCGTATCGGTAAACAGTATTGGATTTCGGATGATTTCCTACCAAATGAGGATGCTGCGGGTCAATATAATTTTGACGCATTTCTTAATCCAAAGGAGCCGGTGGTAGAACCCAATCCATCCTTTGATCTCTGTCGTTTGGCGGTCAGCCTCCTGTCTGGATTATTTGAGGAAGCACCGCCCAAAAAGAAGGGGAAACAGGTAAAAGCACTCAGTCAAGAGGGTTCATGGGTGGTATATGAAACGACCTCTCCTCTGTATAATCTATTATGGAAATGGACACTAGATGATAATGGTAAAACGGTTTATGAAAATCGCCACGGAGAGGAGCGGTATGAAGGATTTGATCTGTATATCCATATCGCAAAACATGTTCATTCTGCCGTTCCATTGGAACAACTCCATATGCCGATCTTTCAAGGATTTGTCTGGAAACAGCCCGTTCCTGATCAAGAGACAGTATATTGTCTCAATTCCTGTTAAATACACATCTCTGTTAAATAAAATGATACATACATTTGATAATTGTCTGTATCATGTTACAAGGGAAAAAGGGACAGAGACAGAAATCCGATGAATCAGATTTAATCGGTCTGACAGCAGGGGGTATCCGACAGAGGGGCACATGGGCATCCATTGCTAACTTCTACACAACCCGTACTCTTCTTTTTATAGAAGGGCATATTGCCTGTTTTTACGGTATTGATAATGGATTGATCATAAATACCTAGACGTGGAGCATATCCTGTCATAGAAGGGGATCCCTGAATACGATTCAAGAAGGCTCCCGCTTCTACTTTCATTTTTCGGCGCTGTGTAAGCAGTGAACTGTCATATATGGTCGGTGACATGATAAATCTTTCTATGAAGGAAGAATAAATTTATGGCTCCCATGGCTATTATGCGCGAATCAATCGTGGCGGACCTACCTGTAAATCAAAATCATCCGAGGATCCACCGGATAGTGAAAGGGGCAATTCAGGAATCATATTCACCGAAGGGAATAAATCAGGTGCCAATACACCCGTAAATGCTACTAAAATGCTTCCACTAATAAAATCCTGTAGGGACTGTATCGGTTTGTAATCTTTTTCTTTGTATTTTGTTCCAATAAATCCAAGGATGGTAAAAAGCAATCCTCCCACGACAATCCACGGGAACCAAGACGGTGTCATTATTCCATTTATGTGGAAAAAACGCACCTATTGTAACCGCACTCCATTTATAATTCTTCATAATCCGTTGAATCCATATCTGTGGGCTCCTGTTGTTCCAGTGAATCAAAATCAAGTCCTTCTGATAGCGGAATACCATTCTCTTCCATGATTTCTAGATCCGGAACACTCTCTTCTGTCTCGCTGTCTTTGGGATCATAAATCATATCGGAATCGGAGGGATGATCTGAATCAAAGACCGCATCAAATTGTCCAAATCGCACAGAGGGTTTGTCATCCAATACAATGGTCTGTGGAGGGACCGGAGAGTCCTGTTTTACCTCTTCTATTACAGGTGGAGGTGGGACAATGGAACTAGAAAGTGATACAACGGGTGGGATAGGGGCTGTTGTTTCTATATCGGAATCAATAGGAGGCGAGATAGAGGGGGCACTGAGGGGATCTTCTGTGACAGAGACAGACGGCAGAGGGGCGGATAGTGGAGAGACAGAGGGAGCATGTAAATTGTCCGTCTTTTTATCAGTCTCTGTTTCTGTCTCCTCCTCATCACTGTCTTCTTCGGCGGGTTCTGTATTCTTTGAAACCGAATCTTGATTCACAAAGTCTTTTAGAATGGACTTGACAGGAACAAGGGTTCTAACCGCCTGTAAAATCCCCTCATTTAACATCCCCTCAATCATACGATAATTCTGTTGTTTTTCAACCGATGGAATACTGTCACGAAACAGATACGTAGAGCCCCATAGCAATTTTGCCGATTCACATAACACCTTGAAGAGAAAATGGTCCACTTTTGGAATATTAATCTCCACCTTTTTCTGTGGCTGTCCAATACGAATCGCAGTAAGAACCTTTGTATGCGCAATAAACACAGCCGTTAATAGATCCTCTAAATAATCACATCCGCAGTTGGTATGGATACGATGGATTTCTTGGGAGACTTTTTCCATATTCCAGTCGTGGATGTCATTCAAATGATTTTGGAATTGCCATAAAACACGCTTTGGTTCTTGACTCATTTCACGTTTGGATCGTTCCAATAAATCAATAAAAAACTGGAAGTAAGCCGGAACAAGGAAAATACATAATTGTTTCGTATATTCTGCACGGGCATCTGAATAGACAGACAAGACAGAATCACCTCCACGGTTCATTCTTTTTGCTCTTCTTGTTTCATTGTTGTTATAGAACGCTTATCTAACGCACCGCCCAAAAATGCCCACAATGAACCACCCGCTTCAAGGCAGATACCGTATTCCTTCCATACAGAATCATCCCCTAACAGAGAATGAATCATGTATTCGGGATGATAGGCCTCTTGAATATAGTGTAACAGACGATCAGATGACAGTTGAGTCATTTCCTGTTTCTCTCGTTGCCGATGCTCTATAACTCGTCTCCATTCCTCTGGATGATTCAAAATCAAATGTGCGCATTGCTGGATACGACGATACGAATATTCATTTTCTACCAGATATTCCTTGATTTCCATGTGATGTTCGCTTTCCACTTTTGGAAAATATAGATGGAGATACTCCTCCAACTCTTTCCAGACAGGAAGATGAAGTTTCTGTATGATACAGCGTGAACGAATGGGTTCTTGTAATCTCCCCGCATCACGACATTCTAATACAAATTGAACCTCTTTGGCATGTGTTTCCAAGATACGACGTAAAAAGGCTTGCGCTTCCGGAGTCAAATCATCCGCTCCTTCCAGCCATAAAATGGCGGGTTCTGTTCGCCGAGCCCAAATATGAAGCTTCTGTCTTCCATCGCGCAATGTTCTGTCTTTACGACAAGGACATACAAATAACTGTTTATTCACCGATTCCGCATACTTCTGGATCCAATAACTTTTACCGCATCCAGGAGGGCCTGTTATGATTCGTGGTGTTTTGTCCATTTACTTCATTCACGCATCGTTCTTGTTTATATTCCATTTGATTAGTGCTTTCTGCGTTTATGGGTCTTGCGTTTATGGGTCTTGCGCTTTACACGACGTCTTCCACCTTGTGTGGCTCCCTGAACAGGAGCCGTGGTGACCGTTTTGTTTCCATTCTTCTTTTCCGCATTGGCTGGAGCAGCGGCATTCGCTGCAGGAGCAGCAACATTGGCGGGAGCAACAGCAACATTGGTAGGAGCGGTAGGAGCAGAGGCAGAAGAACCCATGGAATATTTCTATCTCTTTTAGAGAAAATAGAAGGCGTTTCTCTGTATTACTTTTTCCGATAAGTTTTATTCTTATGATTATTCTTTCGTTGAGATGTCTTATTTCGTTTCTTACTCATGACAGTAAACCCATTATTATTCTTCTTATTTCCATTCCGATGGGAATGAGCGACTAGAATGGGCTCAGGAACAGAGACAACAGGGAGGCTCTTTTCTTCTACTTCATCCTGAATACGAAGCACTTCCTTTGGACCGCTCTGTGAAAGAAGAGACAGACCATACGCTTCACGTTTTTTCCATGCTCTGTCTTCATCATTATTAAAATCCTTGTTGTTCTTTACAATTTGATTGAATGGACGTTTGTAGCCGTTTTTGAGTTCTACCAACGCATGTTGAAAGGTTAGATCCGTCTCCTCCACTGTCACCATAGGCTTATCCATCTTGAAATACTTGGAAAGAATATCATTCATAACCTTCGTTTGGTTTCTCAACTTATTCCGTATTTTTTGATAGATGCGAATTCCCGAACTTGCGATCGTAGGGGTTCTATCTACGATTTGATGAAATGACGAAAATTCCATATCCACCCATCCTCTTACTTCTTTCGTAGTCTCAAGAGGCAAAGACAAAAACACCTTTCCAGGTACGTGAAGGAAAATAAGAAACTCAAGTGCCCGTGGAGGTCGTTTGTCCAATTCAGGGCTATTATAACGCTCTACCGCAAAAATCAATGGTTCTCGTTGATCCATTGTAGTTAATAAAAAGTCCGTCCATGCGGGGACTTCATCACGTAATTCATCAATTAAACCTTGATAGGGAGGATTGTATTTTTTAAATCCACCTCCATAGCCAGATAGATACATATAATTGCTCACACATAATCGGAAAATGCGCCCAAAGGTCGTTTTTTCCTCTTTTCGGGTAATCCACGAATCATACCACGGATAGATACTAATATGCCCTCCTATTCCAGCAGGAATATGTTTCAAAGTGTCCAATGTGATTAATTTAATGATCATCTTTTCATTCTTGTCGGATAAAAGGATATCACCTTTTATCGTCTGTTTCGGACGATCATATGCCATCTCTCTATTTATTAGGTATTTTTCAAAAAGGTATCACCATTTAGCGTTGCGTAGAGAGAAACGAGCGATATTCATGAATGGCTTGTTCGTCTAATTCGGCATTTTTACGCAAACTCTGCATAAAAGGGTTTTGATCCACCGCTTCTATCGCGCTATATGTATTACGCTCACGAGATACATCTAATTTCAATGGAACACGGTATTCTACACGGCCGATATCTGCCGCACTGGGTGTAAGATCAATCGGACGATTGACGGCAAGTGGGCGATCATTCTTGATGTCCACATCCAACTTCTTCGAGGTTTGTCTTCCTGGATCGCCCTTAAACGTCGCCACGGAACCTGCTCCCGCAATGGGTTTACGTCGTTGTGCCACTTGTTCCTTATTCGGATTGGTTCGCATATTATGCGCAAAGGTCGTATCCATCGCATCACTCCATGCTCCATTTCCTCCAGGACCTGTCCAAGCCGAATGAGCCGATAACTGAGACTTCTGTGTCGGTTTCGCAATGTCCTCGGGATCATATACTTTTAGGCGCTGTGGCATAGAAGCACCATCTCCACCCGCAATACCAGGACGATCCAGATAAATCGTAGATTCCTTCACGGTGGTTCGTGCGACATCCTTCGGATCCCATACTGTAATCGCAGGGGCTTGATCTACATGGTGGAAGGGTGTTCCTGTCATACGAATATTTCCAATGATCTCACTGCGACGAGTGGGGCGGGCAGAGTCTGTAAAGTGAGTAGTGACCAATTGATTATCCGCTGGAGCGGGATTCAGTGCCATGACACGTTCCGATGTCTCATTGCGCTCATTCGGACGAATCTCAATACCTGAGCGACCATAATTCGCCTCAGGAGCATCCGGATTGGCTGTATAATATCCAGTCATGTCCGCATTACGAAATCCATCCGCTCCATATTGTTGTGTCATAGGATTACGATAAGATCCCGTCACATAACCTTCCACGTAATCCTGAGAGGCCGCAATACCTGTGTATTCGGTGGAGGTTTCAGGACGTGTGGTGTGAGGGAGAACTTGTGTAGAACGAACGGTTTCTTTAATCAAATCACCCGTTGTCACAAAAAAGCGTTCACCCGATTCATCAATGTAAAAGGTATCAGGACGATATTTGCGAACTTCACCGACATCGGAGACATTGGCGGATTGACCCACGTAGTGTTGGCCAGGAACGACAGGTTTTTCAAATGTATCTTTTGGTCGTGTAGCGACACGGAGTTCATTGGTATCTCTCGGGCGCATAATTTCATTGATTTCCAATTGTTGAAATCCACCTTGGCCTGATACGCCAAATTTATCACCGAGGCCTGGGCCTACACGAGTCGGTTCAAAGGGTCGTTCATTGTTACGTGCGACAGGAGGTTGGGAGGAAATACGTGATTGAATAAATTCAGTATTATCTTCCATACCAAATGGATTACCATATGGCGCCTGGGAGTTCGCAAACATATTCTCCACTTCACGCTTCTTCATTTGAATGGATCCACCTCCATTGAATGAATCCAGAATGCTCGTATTTGCGGCAGGAGCCATGTTCTGGCGATTTTTATCCTTGATGAAAGGTTGCATGTTGTTATGTTTGAACTCCTTGGAGGGAATACGCTGACCGGACAATGGACTGATGACATAATCCGAATCAATGTATTGGGGATCTTCCTCGGTGTGATCCGAGCGAAACTCCATCATGGCAACATTGGATTCAATCGGTTGTGGTGTGGGTTGTGTGCCGGAGAAAGATGGGGCTGAATAAGGTGGATGCTGTGTAGCATATCCAAAAGCATTGCCGTATGGTCCATGGCCCAGACTCGGATCGGATGGATAACTTTGACCATTAGAGGTATGATACATCATATCCAATTCTGAACCAAATCCAACCGCCGATGACCCCTTTGTAGCCAAGGTAAGTGGATCGGAATTACGCCCACGTGCGGCAGGAACAAACGACTCTTTAATCGTGGGTCTTGTTAAAAGAGGCTGTTGAACATCGGATGGTGGTAGAGTCTGTGAAGGAGTGCGTGTAGCGGGGACAACTGGTGAAAGGTCGGATGCCTTGACGGGCTTCTTTCTTTCGCTTGCTTTTGACACTAAAAATCCAAGACCGAGAAGACCTGATAATGCGGCGACTTCCATACTATAAGATTCTACCTTTACTTTTTTTTAAACATCCGCCACCTTCTTCATACGATCTAAACCTTCCTCATCATACAGAGCCATTCTCTTTTCTTCCATCAAATGGTATTGTCTATCACCGAAGAAGATCTGTCTCCCTGTCAATTGGAAGATGGTAAAACGGTGATGGTTACATTGACCAATTCGGGTTATCTTCTGTATACGCTGAATATGCTAAAAAGTCTGTCACCTTATGGATGGGAAAAGAAGATCATGGTGATCTGTATGGACAGTAAGGCATATAATGTCATTCGTGAACGTGGATATCATGGATATTCATTACAGGAAGAGAAGATGGGGCGTTTTTTTGAATGGAATACGGTTGGATATGAAGAGATATGTTATTGGAAATTGGCCTGTATTCATCATTTGTTATCCATGAAAAAGAATGTGATTTTGGTGGATGGTGACATTGTTTTCCGTAAAGATCCTGTGGTGGATTGGAGACAGTGGTGGTCTGACCCGATCCATCAGGTATGGATCCAGAATGATTCACAGAAAGACAGTGATACCACCAATTTATGTACAGGATACATGATGATACGTTCTACTCCAGAAATGATACAGGCCTATGACTGTGTGTCAGAAGAGGGTCGTAAGAAATACAGTCAATGTGCATTTGATAATAATGACCAGACCTATTTTAATCGGTTTGTGAAACCCTATTGCCATGTGAGGGCACTGCCTCTAAAGCAATATCCAAACGGAAAGATGTATTTGGAGAATGAATCATCTGTCCAGAATACGGCAGTTTTAGTTCATTTTAATTGGATAAAGGGGAACATGAAATTAGTTACGATGAAACGGAAGGGGATGTGGTTATTAGAGCCTGATGAGGAATGACAGGGCGATGAGACAGATGATATAAAATTGAAGTCACTGTCTGTCCTAGGACAGAGACATAATCAGAGCACCATGGAGTTTTTACACCGCTATTCAGATGGATCCTGTCTATACCGTATGTCAGCCAGAGCACTGTGTCGCATACCGATTTGGAAAGGGAATCGTATCATTGATGAGAAGCATGTTCAAGAACTAAAACAATCGGTGGGAGATAAAGTCCATCATTTGGATTCAGGATATCGTTTGATTCGTTATGAAGAAGAGGATGAGAAAGGAACCGCTGTGAAACGATCCTATGTAGTGGATGGACAGCACCGCATTCGCGTCTTGATGGATAAATTACAGGAGTCAGGGCCCGAATACGACTTCATTGTGACAGTCACTGAACTGGAATTAGGCTCTGAAGCAGATGTGATCCAGTATTTCAATCAGATTAACCATGCAAAACCAATTCTCTTTACAGAGGATGATAAAATGATCGTCAATCGGTATCTAAAGGGCGTGATGGATGCGTTTGATTCCAAATGGAAATGGATTCGTCAGGGGGCGACGCGTCGTCCGTATTTGTCGGCGGATCGTTTTCGTGAGCATTTGGTAAAGCACGTCCATTTGCTGAAACGTTGGTCTGTATCTGGATTTGTAGAGGCCTGTAAAGAACGGAATCGTCAGATCCTTCTGGAGTTGACGAATCAGTTAGAGAAAACCATACGAGAAAAGACAGTCATCAAAGATCAGAATACAATGAAGAAGACAATTGAATTGGAATTTGGATTGGCGTGGGATGATAAAATGAGATGGATCCCATTGTTACTCCAAATGGGTGTATCATGAGATTCATCGGAATCAGTGACCAAGTTCAGAGAGAGAGGGTTGATAAGGAGAATGAAAACAGGATTGTTCTTTGTGTGTATTGTATTTTTCTTTGTCCAAGTCGCGTGATGGAATGAAATGATCAAAGGGTGTTTCAAAGGATTCTTGTGGGTTACGAAACAGGGGGTGCCATCGGTTCCATCCTGTGGTGCGGAGTGTACAGGGAGGATCAACGAGACGTGCGAATGTCATGGGAAGATCTTGATCAGGGGCATGATTCAGTGATTTCGCATTCATTGTATTTTGATCCGGATGATAATGTCCCTGAGGAGTGCGGATCTTTGTGGCGAAACGACCGATTCCTTTCAAGTCCGATTCCACATCTGTTTTCCATTCACCATCTACCCATGAGGCACCACTTTTCTGGATACGTGTGGTTGGATGGACAGGAAAGGTGGTCGGACAGTTCGCCGCAGGAGGATTCAGATAATAACGACTCGCATAGGAAGTGATGCGCATATCATCCACTTGGTGGAATGGATCATTCCGTAGACGTGTTAATGCTTGTTGAACAATACAAGGACCTGACATTTCTTCTTTATCGCCTTATTATAAAAGTGATAAATAAGTTTACAGACTGATATACAGAAGAATAGATGAATTAATATTTCTCTGGACGGACACAGACTTGATTAACAAGTGGAGCAGGGGCAACGACGGATGGATAGGCAATGACTTGATAGACAGGAAGATGCTCTTTTTGGATATTGATACTGAGATCCACCTTTGTATTCTTGCGAGTAATTTCGGTTTGTCCACGTTGAGGGGGTTGATATTGTTTCCAAGGGGCAAAGGTGAGGGGAAGATGAAGTCGTCGTAGATCCGATTCCAAATCCACTGACAGACCTTTAATGGGGCTGACTTCGTTTCCGCCTATGAATCCGAGAATGTGTCGTCGGGGATCGGAATGGACAACTTGTGAGGTCATGCGATCATAATGTTGTGGATTTTCTTGTTTTTCCCAATGACTGGTGAGAAGTGGTCCGTATGCTTCGGATAGGTTATTCAAATAGGCCATTTGAAGGAATGTCTACTTACAGACAGAGTTTATTTCTTCTGTTTGATACAAATCGCAGAACGAACCGCCTTCTCGTTCATTCCTAGGGTGTCTTGAGCATACGCCAAGATCTGTTCACGTGCCGCACTCTTCTGTGTCTTGCTTCCATTCTTGTTCGCACGCTTCTGGGCTGCCTTCAATACATTCTCATAGGTCTTATAGCGAGAACCGAACTTGACGTATTTCGCATTAATACCATTGTTCGCCAGACGTTGCATCATTGCCTGTTGGGCAGGTGTCATACGCTTGGT